GGAAATGGCGGTGCCGGCGGCGGCGGCGGAACAAACTCGCTTCTTGCGACAGCTGCTGCGGGCGGCGGAGGTGGCGGCGGTGGTGGAGTTATTTTTATATTTGCGGCAAAAATAAATAATACAAGCTCAACTGGAATAACAGCAATTGGCGGAGCTGGTGGAAATGGCGGCAATGCTGTAAGCGGAAACTCAGGTGGCGGCGGAGGTGGCGGTGGTGGCGGCGGTGGATTTATTTACATTATAACCATCACTCAAACAGCTATTGGAACACTAGCTGTCACTGGCGGCGCTCTTGGCACTGGAGGCAATGCAGCGGGGACTGGAACTGCTGGATCAAATGGAGTCGCAGGAAGTACTGGCAGAACATCAGTACTTAATTTAATTACTGATACTTGGACGGTGACATAATGGCTTATGAACAACCTAATGATAATCTGCCAAATGGGCCAATAGACAATGGCTCACCTCCAGAAGACGGAACATTAGAATCAAGAGAAGTTGTTGATTCAGAGGGTAATGTTATTGGGAGCTTATCAGTACCACCTGGATTAAATGATGAATCATGGGAATATTTGCTTAGTCATTATTCTGAATCGACAGCATCTCCTAGTGTTAATACAATAATTTCAGGAAAAATAAAATCAGCTGAACTTTTTGGTAAGGAGCTTATTCGTGAAATCGCTACCGATAATGTTCTTGCTGGGGCCACGATAGATGAAATAAGACAAATGATTTCTGATCATAATAATATCATATTGATGCTTTTAAGTGGATCTTTATACACAGCAATTTCTGCTATTCAAGAAATAACACCAACAGAAATTTTAACTCAACAACGGATAGATCAATATATAGGAAAAATAAAATATTATTTGGGGGAACAATGAATTGGAAGAGAATGACCGTGGTATTCATTATTATTATGTTCGCTGCTGTTGCAGGATATGATGCACTTACAATTTCTCAAGGCGGCGTTGCAACATCTATAAGCCAGACCATGATTGATTGGTCATATAAATACCCTATATTTACCTTTATTATGGGCATTATATGTGGCCATTTATTTTGGAAGATCAGTGATTCAAAGAAGCAAATAGAAAAATAATTGCCAAAAGCGAAAAGCGAGATAGAATAATTGTATGCCAGCTGGTCGTCCGAAGAAAAAACCTGATCTTGGAGTAGAGAGAGTCATCACAGAACTTTCTGAGATCCAATGCACGATGAAGGAAATATCGGCGGTAACTGGTCTTTCCGTGTCAACACTTGAAAGAAATTATGACGAATTAATTAAAAAAGGCCAGGAGTGTGGTCGTAAATCTCTTCGTCGTAAGATGTTTGAGCTTGCTTATGCAGGCAATGGCAATGTTGGAATGCTTATATGGCTATCCAAGCAGCATTTGGAAATGACTGATAAGGTGGATAACAAAATTGAAGCCCCGCAGGAAATGGTATTCAAAATCAAATGGGCAGACGACGGCGCTGGAAGCGACTATAGAAATGCGTCGTCGGACGCTACCACAAAAAAGAATAAGTGAATCAACAGCACGTTTTAATGTGGCCTCATGGGGGCGCCAATCAGGAAAGACAACCTTTGGTCTTGACAAGATGTTGTGGAAGCCACTCACATCAAAGACAGACTCAATTTATTGGTATATCCTGCAAACAAATACAGCTGCCGAAATAGCTTTCAATAGATATTGGGATATGATCAGACCAACGCCTGGACTTCTTATGAAGAAGCCAAATGAATCTGAGAAATCAGTTCAGCTTATTGGCAACAGAATGATCTTTTTTAAATCAGGACATGAGTTTGAAAATCTTCGTGCTGAAACTCTAGACGGCTGCATCATTGATGAATATAGGCAGCAAAGTAAATTTCTTTGGCAGCGAGTGATTAGAGCAATGCTTGCGAGAAAAAACGGATGGTGTGACTTCCTTTCAACTCCAAATGGTTTTGAACATTTCTATGATCTATTTGAAATGGCAAAATCTGATAAAAGTGGAGAGTGGGCCGCTTTCCATGCGCCGTCATCTGAGGCTTGGTGGTGGACTCCTGAAGAGATTTCATCAGCTAAGGCCACAATGAGTGAAGCTGAGTTTTCTCAAGAGATTATGGCCGAGTTTAGAGATCTCGCTGCTGGCAAAGCATATCTATCTTTTGGTACACACAACCTTTCAATGACTTCACCTTTTTCAAAGACTGTCGGCTTATGGTCCCCTTATATGCCAATTATTTTGGGTCCAGATTTTAACATCACTCCTATGGCCTGGACCATCAGCCAGATGAACCATCTTGACTGGTATTTTTTTGATGAGATTTTTTTGAGGCAATCACATACACTCGAAGCTTCAGAAGTGTTTGCTCATAAGGTTTTGATTATGAAAGAGCAGGGATTCAAAGCTGAGCCAAATGTGATTATTTGTGGCGATGCTACCTCAAAGTCTAGCCAGCGCGCTGCGGCGGGAAAGTCTGATTACGATATCCTTGAATCAACTCTTAAAAAATATGGCATCACATATCAACAGCGGACTCCAGAGACTAATCCTAAAGTGAAGGATAGGGTTAACACTATGAATATGATGATGAGGGCTGCTGATGGATCTGTCCATTTTTATTTAAACCCTGAGACATGTCCCAACCTAAAGAAGGATTGTGAGAGAGTAGTGTGGAAGATAGGCGCATCAGGCGCATTCCTTGATCAGGTATCAAATCCAGATTTGACTCATATATCAGATGGTGCCGGATACGCTGTATGTGAATTAACTCCATTGACAGGGGCTGGACATAGCACAAAGATAAGACTTATTCAGAGGTCATTTTGAAAAAGCAGATAGTTTATAATCAAAAAAAGTACAGAGATTTCATTGCTAGGCGTGATGCCGCCCTTGAGTTGATTCATCGGAATTCTCAATTACGAATGACTGATGTTCTACGTGGAGCATTTGTTGATTATTTGAAAACAATTTCTCTTTACTATCCTTCAATCCAGCAAAATTTAATGATAGTTAAGAGGCTTGAGTATGAGCTAGATCTCATAAGCCAAAAGGCTTTAACGGATCTAGTCCAGATATTCACTAGGACTAGGCGTTCATCATATATATTAAGTCATGCAGGTGAGGCCGAAGCTTTAGGTCGAGTAATCGGACAAGCTAAATCTCATTTAACCAAACAAGATCTTTTCAAAAAACAAATAGCTGATTCCAAGGCCGGTGGCAGTCTTGATGCAAGGATTAATCTTTACTTGAAGAGAATTGTGCGAAGTCTGATTTCAGGTCTAGAGACATCGGCATTATTAAATCATGATTCAAATGAAGCTCTGCGGAATACATATAACCTGCTGCCAAGGAAGAAAAGAATTCCAAGGCGCAAGATCATAACCAGACCTACATTAAAAGAAGCCGCCTCCGATCAGAAAATTGTTGCTTCAGCCACCATTATTGATGAGGATGAATGGCAAGACATACTAGAGGATTACGTAAAAGACTATGTCCCAAAAAACAGAGGACCTGAAGACATCATTGATATTGAGACAAAGCTTGTCGGTGATGAGAGTGAGGTCTGGTATGCCTGGGAAATGGAGCGAGATCTTACTCATGAATTTGTCACCTCAGTGAGAGATGGTGAGCTAGATGCTGCCAATCAGAATGGAATAACAGATTTTGTTTGGATTGCGATTGTTGATGATAAAACAGATGAATGTTGTTTGTGGAGGGATGGACTTCTCACAAGCGAGATTGCTGATGAGTTAGAGGGCGAGCACAAGGATGATGAATGTGAAAGCGAGGTCCCTCCGGCCCATTTTAATTGCAGATGTAGGCTTGCTCCAGCTGCAGACCATATACCAGACCTTCCACCAAGCAATGAAAAGGATTTCGACGAATGGCTGAACACATAGCTGAAGATGAAATGACAGTCAAGGCGCGGCAGATGATGGTGCTTGGCTCTCAAGCATTTGACGATTCAATATATGAGTTCAAAGAAGATTTCGTTCCTGGAAACCCTGATATACCTTTATCAGTTCATACAATACCTGAACTAATCGAATGTCTTAAAAGAAATCCTGATATTGAAATTGAAGCCAAGGTTATCTCATTTAATGGTCAAAAAGAACGAGGCTTTAGAAAACTCGATAGAAAATCTTTTCTAAAGTTTGCATCCAATGAAACAACTATCCATAAAGCTAAATTAAAAGAATCTATTGATTCGTTTAATAGTGATATGGACACCTCTCTTGGCTTCGTTGGTGATGATTTTACTCCTCTCTTGGGGGGGCCATTCAATAAGCAGCTTTATTATCGTGATTATCTTCGTATGCATGCGGCTGCATTTTGGGCCGGCAATCATGATCCACTTGGTCGAGCTTACTTAAATATTCTCACTGAGTTTGTAATGGGTGGAGGATATAGAGTTGATTGTAAAAATCCAATAGCTCTTGCCTTATGGAGAGCATTTGAAGAGGTAAATAATCTTCCACAGATGATGAATCAGATGTGTAAGGAGCTTGCGGAATATGGCGAGGTCATGCTTTGGGAGCTTCCAAATAATGACACAAAGATAGTTTATAATTTGAGGCCAGGAGAGCAGCCGCCAAAGGGAATTATTCCAAGGTTTCGCATGATTGATCCGTCGGTCATTTGGGAGATTGTAACTTATCCTGAAGACATTACTCGTCCTATATTTTATCAATGGGTGGCTCCCACTCAATACCAGACATATACAGATGGAAAGCAGCCAACACTTAAATTTATTTTTCAGCAAGTTCCAGCGGAACAAGTTATTCATCATAAAATTAATTGTGCTTCAAATGAAAAGCGAGGACGTTCTGATTTCTTTCCAGTCCTTGGGTATATGAAGCGCCTAAGAGATTCAGTGAATTATTCTATAATTGCCATGCAAAAAGCAGCCGCTTGGTCTATGGATACAACCATCAAGGGCAATGAAACCGATCTTAATAATTATGTGGCAAGCCAAGAAGCTTTGGGCAGCATCCCTCAGGCCGGATCTGAATTTGTCCATACAGAAGCTGTAAAGCGTGAATATCTGTCAAATTCTGCAGCCTCAAAGGGCGGGCAGTCACAAGCATTTGAATGGTGCATGAGCCTTATCTCTGCCGGACTTGGTATTCCAACATCTTATTGGGGAACGCATCTATCTGGTGGTCAGACAAGAGCTTCTGCAGTTGTAGCCACGGAACCTGTTGCAAAAAAGTTTGAGCTACGACAACAGCAAATGAAGTATATTATTCAAAAAATGTCAGAGAGATTATTTAAGAAATTCGGTATTGACGAGACAATTGAAATTACGTTCCCAGAAATCATCACTCAAGATAGATCAATCAAACTTAAAGATGTTAAGTTTGCTGAGGATCAGGGATGGATTTCTGGCCGAAGGGCTTCTATTATCGCAGCAAAAGAACTTGATCTTGATGATTATGATTATGACAAAGAGCAGATAGAAATAAAAAAAGAGCGCGATGCGAATGAAGCACCAGCGCTTATAGCGACCTCACCTCTCACAGCAGAGCCAACACAAAAGTCCAGCATGATTACAAGCGATGAAAAGAGAGGCATTAAGAATGAAGGAACTTGATAAGTTTCATGGAATATCAACAGATGATATTGCCCAGAATCCTCATAAATATGGAGCCCCTACCTTTGAGGAGTTTAAGAGAAATAGAGAAAAATATATAGGTCGTTGGGATGATGGATTCTCTCAGATAGAGAGAGGGCCAGATCGTTTTCGGAAGGACCTTAGAAAAATACATTATGAGATTGAAGGTGTGCGTTGTAAAACATTAGAAGAGGTTGAAAAGCGTGCTGCAGAAATGGGCATCAATCTCAATACCGAAAAATATCAGCCCGAAATGATACCGCAAGGAGGCGGCAAATATGAGTTACTGGTCAAATTTGTTTCGACCGATGAAAGAAAGCGCCGCAGAGAGTGGTGAATCGGAAGCAACAAGACCCAGTCTCGCTGCTCCTGATTGGGGCATCATTGCTGGATTTGTAAAGCTTCCCATGAAGAAAAAAGAGGCAACACGTCCATCTCTAGCCTCACCTGAATTTGGTATTGATGCACAAAACTGGTTCTATGGTGCTGCCAAGGGCATGAAGGATAATGCTCCAACTGTAAATGAGATAGATTCCTCTTCTATTAAGGATACGGCAAGTGTTGATGGAGAAGCTGCTGCCCGTGCAATCCTCACGAAAGATCCGACTATCAATGCATCAACCTTCTTTAATACTCTTATTGCACAGGGCATTGGCTTCATTAAAACCACAAAGCCACAAGAGGCCGACAACTCGACTGCAAATACTCAATTCATGAGACAATCTTCCAAGCCAAAGATGAAATTCCTTTGTTCATTTATAGAGCGCGCCGCATCAGATGATGGGATAGGGCACACAAAGTTCAGTGTAATCTTGCTACAAGAAGGTCTAGGAAATCTTAAGGATGCCTTTTATTATTCTAAAGAAGCTCTTGATAGTGCGATCCCTATATTTGAAGGAAAGAAGATATATGCGGATCATCCTTCGTCAACAGATGAGCAGAGCCGTCCCGAAAGAAGTGTTCGCGACGTGTTGGGCCATTTTCAAAATATTCATGTTGAAAGTGACGATAAGGGCAGAGCACAATTGTGTGGAGAAGTTTGTATTTTAGGCGACAAAGAATATGAGTGGGCGCGTGGTCTCATGAGGCACTCTGTTGAATATTCAAAGAAATATCCCGACAAGGATTTCATTGGACTTTCAATCAATGCTGCTGGTGATGCCGAAGAAAGAGATATTGATTCACTTATTGAATCATCTCCTGAGAGTGCTCAGCTAAAACTTATAAATGCAAAAAAAGAAGGCTTAACCTCTGTTCGTTATGTAACCCAAATCGCAGATGCAGTATCTTGCGACATGGTGACTGAGGCGGGCGCGGGTGGACGAATAATAAATTTCCTTTGAAGGGGGACGTAATGGCTAAGAAGGCTAAGGTAAAAGAAAACGAAGAGATTAAACAAGAAGCTGATCCAATTGCCAAGGATGGCAAAGATGGAGATGCCCCTAAGCACAATGATGAAGAGCAAGATATGGCTCTCATTAAAAAGATGCTTGATGAATATCTTGGTGCTGATCAACATGGTGAGCATGAAGCTAAAATGGCCATGGAAGCTTATCAAGCTTATAAAGAAATGGGCCACAAGGAAGATGAGGCCATGAAAAATTCTGGTGTTGCAATGAAGCTCGCCAAACATATGTCTGGTAAAAAGAATGAAGAAAAAGATGAGTCGCGAGATGCTGCGGCTTCTGCTGATGATAAGGGCGATCCTAAAAAAGAAGAGTGTGAAGAGAAGAAAATGGAAGCTGAAATTATCTCTCTTAAGGGCAAGCTTGCTAAATTTGAAGAAGCAGGAAAAAAAGCAGAACTTGAATCTTACATAGATACTAAATTAAAAGACAGCAAGAAGCCTATGAGCATCACGAAAAAGTTCCGTGAGGCAGCAGGTGAGATTAAAACTAAAGAAGATTTTGAATCTAAATGGAAGATTTTTAGTGAAGGATATGGAAGCCATGGCGGTGAGGCTTTGGATTTCTCATTCACAGAAAAAGGTTCTGTATCTGAAGATGGTGGTTCGTCAGGTGGTGACGTTCTTTCATTCACAGATTGTGTAAACTAATAACGAATAATGAAAGGAAGATACAATGGCAAGCGGCGTAAATCGTAAAACACGAAGCATCGGCACAAAGCAAATCTTTCCTGACATCAGAAATGTGATTTCTACAGCAATCACTTTTGATCAAGGAGATTTACTTTATTTAGACACAACTAATCGTTTGGTTAAGCGCCTAGCGGCTGAGGGCGATGCACTTACCTTTTTGGGTATTGCACCAGTCTCAATCGTTTCTGGCAAAGTCCCTCCTGTTTATTCAACTGATGTTGATGCATCTGTTGGTCTCGGAGCGGTGGCGGGTCCTGAATATGGCGACGTTTACAGCCTAGTTTTGAAGACTGGTGATGCATTCATAGCTGGTCAATTGGTATATGCTGATCCTGCAAGTGGAAACTACCACGTACAAACTGCGGGCACAAAGGCCGTAGGTGTTTATCAGGGAGCTGCTACCAC